GCCGCGGCTGAACGCGTTCGACATGGACGGGTATCTGCTCTCGGGCGAGGAGGAGGTTCCCATCCTGCTCAAGAAGGGCGTGGCCGAGTACGCGTTGCGAGCTGCGATCTACCACGTTCTGGCACCGGACCCGCTTCGGAGCGCGCCCGCACAGGACATGACCACGCTCGACCAGAGTGGTCGTACGGCGCAGCAGTCTGGCGCTGTCAAGCGCAAAAGCACCAAGGCTGGTCCGGTAGAGACGGAGACCGAGTATCAAACCGCGGCCGATCAGGCGGAGAAGCAGACAGCCGCGCGCGGCCTCCAGTCCGGTCTCGTCAGCGATTTCAGCATCCCCGAGTACCCTGAAGCCGATCTGTGGATTTCTGAGCTGCTTCGTGCCTCGCACCAAGGTGCGACGCTGGTCCGCGGGGACTGACCCATGGCGATTGACTATCCGGCCTTGGCTGAGGACGCGCGGACGCTTATCGAAGAGAATGGCCGTGCCGTCACGCTCAAGAAGTTCTCGGAGACCCCGCAGGACAGCAACAAACCCTGGCGCGGTCGCGACTCGGCCACGGACGACACCGTTGACGCGACTGCTGTTCTGGCTCCGTTCGAGTCCCAGGATGTCGACGGCCAGATTGTCCGCATGGGGGACCAACGCTGCATTCTCGCCGCGGCGTCGCAAAACGTGGCGGGTCGCGACATTGAGACCTTCGATTCGCTCGACGATTCCGGCGTAACGGGGGTGTGGAAGATCGTCTCCGTTCAACTTATCCAGCCGGGCGACACGGCCATCGTGTACGACATTCAACTGAGGGGGTGACGCGTGTCCTTCACGGTGGAAGAGGCGGTTGACGCGATTCTCGGGCATTTCACGGATGCATGGAACTCCCAAACAAACCCGCCGACTCTGTACTACGACGACTTTGGTCAGGAGATTCCGGGCTCGGACACGGCCTGGGCGCGCATCCAGATTCGCCACAATGAGGGTGGTCACGCCGCTCTCGGGCCTCCTGGGCAGCAGAAGTTCGAACGGGTCGGCGTGGTGACGGTCCAGGTCTTCACGCCCCTCGGCGATGGCCGACTGGCCGCAGACCGGTTGATGCAGGCGGCGCTGCGGGCGTTTGAAGGGAAGACGGTGCGCCGGGGTTCGAGCGAGGTCTGGTTCCGGCGGGTGCGCGCGAACGAGATGGGCCGGAACGAGGCGTGGTATCAGATCAACGTGATTGCCGAGTTCGAATACGACTACCGGGAGGGTAGTTGACGCGGGAACGGGGCGCAGGTAAACTGCGACCTGGAAATCTGAACACGAGAGGGCTGACCTATGGCCGTGGCGAAAAAAGTCGACAGCAACATCACCGGACTCCGGTTCGCCGAGGAACAGTCCATCGGCGTCCTGGGCACAAATCCGACGTGGCACCCCCTTGAACCGAACTCTTACAGTGACTTCGGTGGTCAGGTGACCACGACGGCGCGCAACCCCATCAACGCTGCTCGGCAGCGGCGTAAGGGCGTGGTCACGGACCTGGAAGCCAGCGGAGGGTTTCAGCAAGACCTGACGCAAGAAAACCTCATGCGTATGCTTCAGGGGTTCTATTTCGCGGAGGCACGCGAGAAGTTCACGACCCATCCGCTGAATGCGACGAGAGAACCCGTCACGAGCATCGACAGCACTGCTGACAAGTACGTCATCGCCAATAACAACATCTCTTTCGACGATCTTTCGCCGGGCGATCTCGTTGTGGCGAAGGGATTCAAGAGTGCTTCCAATAACGGTCTGAAGACAGTGGATTCGGTCACGTCGACAGAGCTTACCGTGGCTGAGAACCTCGTGTCGGAATCCGCCCCGCCGACTGACGCCAGCATCACCAGGGTCGGGGTTGAGTTTGCGGACGCGGGTGTCGAGGTCGATGTTTCCGGCGACCTTCCGGTTCTCGACTTTCAGGCTGGCTCTGATCCGGCCATTCTCGGCCTCATCCCCGGCGAGTGGATTTACATTGGCGGCGACACCTCTGGTACGAAGTTCGCCTCCACTGACGGCAGCGGTAACGAGGTCAACAACGGGTACGCTCGTGTCAAGAGCATCACGACGGGCGACGCCGGCCAGATCACCCTCGATAAGACGCAGTTCACGATGCAGAGTGAGACTGGCACGACCGGTATCACGCTGCGTATCTTCACCGGGCGCGTGCTCAAGAACGAGGCAGACCCGGACAAGCAGCGTCGTTTCAGCTATCAGTTGGAGCGCACACTGGGGTCGCCGGATTCGGCAAGCAGCAATGTTCAGGCTGAGTACCTGATCGGCAGCGTGGCGAACGAGCTTACGCTGAACTTCAACACGGCCGACAAGGTTACGGCTGATCTCAACTTCGTGGCGCTCGACAACAAGCAGCAGACTCAGAGTGAAGGGCTGAAGAGCGGCGACCGGCCGGACCTCACGAGCGGGGATGCGTTCAACACGACGTCCCACTTTGCTCGTTTGAAGATGTCCATTCTGGACCCGAGGACGGCAAATCCGACGTCACTGTTCGCGTTTGTTACCGAGTTCACGGTGCCGATCAACAACAACGTGAGCGTCAACAAAGCTATTTCCGTCCTCGGCGGCTTCGATGTGACGGCGGGTCAGTTCACGGTGGACGGGTCGGCGACCGCGTACTTCTCGCAAGTCGAGGCCGTACAAGCCGTCCGCGAAAACGCTGACGTGACGCTCGATTTCGCCATGGCGAAGGACAACGCGGGCATCGTGACGGACGTGCCGCTCATTGCACTGGGCGGCGGCCGGCTTGACGTCTCGCAAGACGAGCCGATCACGCTGCCGCTCGAACTCGGAGCGGCCGGAGACCGTGTGTTCAACCATACGCTTCTCCAGGTGTTCTTCGACTATCTCCCGGACAGGGCCATGGGCACGTCCGGGTGACACACCTGACACCCGGAGAGCATAGGCGGACGGTGGCGGAGACCGCCGTCCGCTCATAACTAGAGAGGAGAGAGAGGACAGCATGGAACCCGAAAACGAGAGTCACGACACCGATTCGGCCACAGAGCAACCCGTCTCGATCTACGACTACTTCAAGACCAGCGAAAGTCTTGAGCGGTCTGGCATCTGGATCGACTACGGCCCGGCCGGCTCAATCCTCATCGCCCGCGCTGGCGGCAAGAACCAGAAGTTCAATCAGGTGCTCCAGCGCGAGAATCGTCAGAACAAGTTCAAGATCGACAACGACCTCATGGGCGAGGAAGAGGGGCGTGAGCTTCTCGCTCGTGTGTTCGCCGAGGCGGTCGTTCTCGACTGGGAGAACGTTCGGGACGAGCACGGCCGGGAGATGGGCTGCACGCGTGAGAACATCCTCAAGCTATTCCGTGACCTCCCGGACCTGTTCAACGACCTTCAGTCGCAGGCGCAGAAGGTCGCCAACTTCCGCGAGAAGGAATTGGAGGACGCGGCAAAAAACTCGTAGACGTGCTCAAGTACGACCTTGAGCACTCTAAGTCGGAGAAGACTATTGTTCAGCAGTCTCGTCTGAACAATTTGCCGATACCGGAGAAGTTCAAGAACAAGCCGCATCTTCGACCTGACCTACGCTTCTACTGGCTTGCGTTTTTGGACCTGTCGTCCGAGAGGACCATGGGGATGTCGGAAGGCCCCATCCCCTGGTCTCGGGCCGTGGCTTATGCTACGTGGTACGGGCTGTCTGACGAGGAGGTGGAGGATTTCTGGTTCTTGGTTGGCCGGATGGACGAGGCGTATCTGCGCAAGCGTGCAGAGGAGCAGCAGAACCGTCAGCAGATGGCGTCCAAGAGCAATGGCAGCAGCGGCAGCGGCGCTTCAAAAAGCTCCAGGCGCCCACGGAGGTAGACCATGGCGAAGAGGCGTTTCAGTGACGTCGACCGCGTGCTGGACAAGTGGGTAGATGGGATTGAGCGTCAAGCCACGGCTGTCATCAAGAGAGCGGCACGCGCGGTTGACGAACGGCTTGTGGACCTGACGCCAGTTGATACGGGTCGCGCTCGTTCCAACTGGGTGGCGACCCGCGGCGTCCCGTTCCAGGGAGAGATTCCGGCCTACTCTCCGGGGTACAAGCTCGGGCGTGCTGAAGCGGCGAACGCGAGACAGGCCAAGGCCCAGGCCGAATCCGTAATTCGGGGGTTTGAAGCAAAGCCCGGCCGTGCTATCTTTCTGACGAACAACGTGTCGTATCTTGCGCTGCTCAATGCGGGGACGTCGGCCCAGTCACCGGCCGGATTCTTCGAAATGGGGGCGCAGACAGGCGCAAAGGTGTTCGAGAACTCGGGCGTGTTTAAGCGCAGGAGATAGGGTTGCCTCGCGAGCAGTTTGTAGCTGAATTTCGAGCGGAAGGGACGCGCCGGGTTCGTCGCCAGCTAGACGACATCGGGCGCACCGCAAACGCGACGCGACGCACGCTCGCGTTCTTGCGTTCTGCGCTTGTTGTCATCGCGTCCGCACGTGTTCTTAACCAGTTCACCGCTTTGATCGACCAGTACAGTCAGCAAAGGAATCTGCTTAGGCAGATAACGACTGAGACTCGTCAACTGAATCAAGTTCAAACCCGATTGTTTCAGATTGCGCAACAGACTCGTTCTAGCTTCCAAGCAAATGTTACGTTCTTTAATCGTTTGGCAAAAAGTACGGCGCAACTGAATCTCACTTTTGGGGAACTGTTCGACCTTACCAAAACAGTGTCTCAGACACTTGCGCTTTCCTCTGCCGGTGCGCAGGAGGCCAGTAACGCGCTTGTCCAGTTCGCCCAGGGCCTTTCAGCCGGCGCGCTTCAGGGTGAGGAGCTTCTGTCGGTTACGGAGCAGTTGCCGAAGCTCGCCGCGATCATCGGTGAAGAGTTCGGCGTGGCGGCAGGCCAACTCCGTGCCTTGAACGAGCAGCAGCCCGGTATTTTCACGACTGAGCGAATCATCAAGGCGTTGAAAGAAGCCTCGGATGATATGGGTGAGTCTTTTGATGATTCGCTCGTGACCATTCAGCAAGGATTTCTGCGTGTTCGGAACGCGCTTCAGTTCTTCCTTGGCGGTCTTAACGACTCATCGGGCGTGGCAAAAACGTTTGCAGGGACGCTCACTCTTGTTGCCGAGAACATCGACCGAGTGGTTGCGGCGCTGACTGCGCTGGCCGGCATCGTGGCGTTCAATGTGCTCGTGGCGCAGTTGGGCATCTTTTTGGCGCGGCTTCGTGTGGTCGCAGTGTTCGCTGTATCTCGGCTCGGCCCTGCTCTCGCAGCCCCGTTCTTGCGTTTCTCGCGCGTCCTCGTGACGACGGCCATCCCGACGCTGATTCGCTACAGGACTTTGGTTCTGAGTTCGGCTTCGGCCACTGTTCTTATAGGCGCTGCCTCGGGCACTCTTGAGGCGCTTGCTACGACGTTCAGCGCGCTTGCGGCTGCTGCGTTTGCGTTCAGAACTGCTATCATAACCAATCCGCTTTTCTTGCTGGGGGCGGCCATCATCGGCTCCGTTGTTGGGCTGATTATCGTATTCCAGGATGAGATCGCGACCCTTATCGAACGGTTCGGCGGCTTGCGCCAGATCGCGAGCGATGTTCTCAGCGCGCTCATGGCGGTGTTCCGTACGCTCATTCAGCGGTGGCGTAGTCTGCCGGCTGCGTTTGCCGACATCGCTATTCAGGCAGGCAACGCGCTGATTCAGAACATTGAGGAGGCCGTCAACGGAGTAGCCGGGCTCATAAATAACCTGCCCGGTGTCGACATCGGAAACTCCGACCTTGGCAGGCTGCCAAATCAGTTTGCCGGCGTCGCCAGTTCAATCGTGACCAGTTTTGAAGAGAACCTGGACGCGATTGGACGCGAAGGAGGCGGTCTTGAGATCGCTCGACGGAACATCAAGGACGCTCTCGCCTTCTTGGAACAGTTCACTTCGCGCTCCGGGCTCTCCGGTGAGACGCTGGATAAGCTGCGCGCGCAGATTCCCGACGTGGGTGTTCCTGGGGAGGGCCTCGAAGGCCGTGGCGGCGACGGCAACAAGGCGCTAGAGCAGGCTCGAAGCAACATAGAGTCGCTTATAAATCGTATCAGCCCGTACCAGGATGCGCTGAATCGTGTGACCGAAGCCGAGAACGCGTTCACGAAGGCGAAGAAAGAGGGCGTAGAGGTCAACTTCTCGCAGGCCGAAGCTCTTCGGCGAGTTCGGCGTGAGATTGTGGGCGTCGGCAATGCTGAAGTTGAGCTTCGAGATCAGCAGGAGCTACTCAATCAGGCGCTAGAAGACGGTGTGATCTCCGCCCAGGAGTTTACGGAACAGTGGCGTGAGAATCGACTGGAGTTTTTGAAGACACAAAAGGATTTCCAGTCTGGCTTCGAGCGTGCCTTCATCAAGTTCCAACAAGATGCCTCTAACTCTGCCGATCAAGCGGAAAAACTGTTCCGTCGTACGTTCAACGAGCTTGAGGATACGGTTGTGAAATTTGTTGAGACGGGTAAGTTGGAGTTTGAGAGTCTCGTAGATTCCATCATGGAGCAGCTTACTCGTCTCGCGTTCAGGGGTGCAGCGAACAACCTTGCTAACACGCTGGGAATTGGCAGTGCGCAAAACAACCAGGGCGGCAACAACCTCATCGCCGATGTCGCTACCAACATCTTCGGCGGCGGAGGCGGTGATAGCCAAAACCCGGCGCCTCGCGGCATAGGTCCGCAGGGGCAAGGAGGCGGCATCAGTGGCTTCTTCGATCAGGCCGCCGGCTTCGTCGGGAACCTGTTTGGCGGTGGCGGAGGCGGCGGGTCTGCTCCCGCGCCGGCAGGAATCGGCCCGCAAGGACAGAGCGGCGGGTTTTTCTCGGACATCGCAGGCAGCCTTCCGTTCTTCGCGGACGGGGGCTCGTTTGACGTCAATCGCCAGAACAGCGTTGCTACTGTGCCGGGCATCGACAACCGCGTCGTGGCGTTCCGTGCGAACGACGATGAGCGCGTTACCGTGGACCGTAAGGGTAGTGGCGGCTCGGAGAAGCCGGTGCAAATCACCTTTAACGTTCAGACGGAAGATGCGGAAAGTTTCAACCGGTCCCGCAGCCAGATTCTCACAGACCTTGGCAGTGCCGTGCAACGGGCACAGCGGCGTAACGCTTGACGAGGTGAGCACATGACATCTTTCATTGACGAGCGTCTGCCGGAAGACATAGAACGTGGCGCCACGGGCGGTCCTCGGTTTAAGACTTCGGTGACAACGTTGTCGTCCGGTTTTGAAAAGCGTAATGTAGAGTGGTCCAAAGTTCGCGGACGCTGGGACATTGCTTACGGTCTCACGTCGCTCGATCAGGTTGCAGACGTTATCAACATGTTCTATGCGGCTCAGGGTCGTGCGCGTGGTTTCCGTTTCAAGGACTGGTCAGACTTTCAGATTGGGAAGCAGGCCGACGACTCGACTCGGCAGTCTATCGGAACTGGCGACGGTGCGAAAACTGAGTTTGATGTGTTCAAAAGGTACGGGATCGCTAACGTATCGTACGACAGACGGATATACAAACTCGTTTCGGGGACTACAAAAGTCTTTCTTGACGGCGTGGAACCACCGTTCGGCTTTTCCGTCGATGTGAACCTGGGCAGGATCACGTTTAACTCCGCGCCGGCAGAAGGCGTAGACGTGTCTGTCATCACTGAGTTTGACGTTCCTGTTCGTTTCGATACGGATGAGCTTCCGATTGAAACGGAACTCTTCTTTCAAGACCAGCCTATCGGTCAAATCCCGCGCATCGACCTAGTGGAACTGCGCGTAGAGGACGACTAACATGCCCAAGACTGTTACTTCCGAACTGGCGGCACATCTTCAAGAAGAAACGACGACTCTTGCCACGCTCTGGAAAGTGACGCGGAAAGACGGGACTGTTTTTCGGTTTACTGACCATGATAGCGACATCGTGAGAGGCGGCGAGAGGTTTCGTGCGAGTGTCGGGTACGATTCTACGGCGGTCACGAACTCTGTTGGGCTCTCTGTTGATAATCTGGACGTGCGGGGATTTCTGGAGGATAGCTCTCTGACTGACCCGGACCTGCGCGCCGGTAAGTTCGATTTCGCGGACGTTCGAATTGAGCTTGTCAACTACGAGGCGCCAGATGACGGGGCAATCGCGCTACGCCGGGGTACATTTGGCGAAGTCACGATTACGGACACTGGTGAGTTTCAGACTGAGCTTCGTGGGCTCGCCCAGCAGTACAGTCAGAGGATCGGCAAGGTCTACTCCCCGTCGTGCCGGGCCGACCTCGGCGATTCGGCGTGCAAGGTAGGGATTGACCCACCGCTCGCTCCCCGAGGTGAATCCCTTTCTGCTTCGCCGGAATCGCCTCGTGACCAGGGTGGTCGGGTGACGTACGTGCTCTCTGGTCTTGCTGGGCTTGCTGACGGTGGCCTGAACACGGACTTTGAGTTCGGGGACCTGACGGGTTGGACAACGGTGTCAGGCAACCCGGCGGTTATTACTGACGGTGCGAAGAGTGGAGACAGCTATCTTAGAGGTGCTGATGAGGCGGGGAGTGGGTACGTCGTTGAGCAGGTGTTTGATCTATCCGTGGAGGTAAACACGACGGCAGTCGACAACGGCGACACCGTTTTCGATTACGAGAGTTGGTCTGTCAACAAAGATGCGGACGCGAACGACTCAGTGTCGATAAAGGTTGATTTCTTGGACTTGTCTGATAACCTACTGTCGACAGCGGTGGATACCGGAGACTTTTCCCCTGGCTCGGAATGGGTGTCCACCTCGACCAAGGATGCGGCCGTCCCTGCGGGTACGCGCAAGGTCCGAGTCACGCTCACTGGTACGCTTGATGATAGCGAGGAAGCAGGTACCTGCGGGGGCGCACATGACATCGTAACTGGTGCTGTCCGGGACCTGACTGTCGCCAGCGATACATGGGAGACTCGAAAGGATACGATTTTCAAGGTTGTGCAAGGCGGGGTGACCTCGGAGACCAGGGTGAAACCCGACACTACCCCAGGTGCGCGCACGGCGGATGGCGGCGTTATCGTGGAGGCTGAAAGAGCGTGGAAGCGATTCGCCACCGTTACGTCTGTGTCTGATGATCGGACGTTTCGCATTGACGTTGCGGAAGATCGTGCGGCGAACGACGGTTGGTTTGCCTTGGGCGCTGTGTTCTTTGAGACTGGCAATAATGCCGGAACGGTGTACGAAATTCGCGACTGGACAGCGTCGACAAACGAGGTCACACTTTTTCTACCTGCGGCGTACAGCGTCCAGGCTGATGATCGGTTGACGATTTATCCGGGATGTGGAAAGCTGTTGAAAGAGTTCTGCCGGGATAAGTTCTCGAACGTGCGGAACTTCCGCGGCGAGCCCTTTGTACCGGGCCAGGACGCGTTGCTTAACACGCCCAGGAGAGGCTAAGTCGGTGAGAAGAGCATGAGGGACGAGATCATTCGAGAGGCGCGTGCTTGGATCGGCGTCCGATGGCGGCACCAGGGTCGTAGCCGTTTCGGGGTGGACTGCGTGGGGCTTGTGATTCAGGCTGGCCGGAGCATAGGCGTGGAGTTCGAAGATGCGCCGTACCCGCGCAGGCCAGACGGCACCTTCCTTGACGGCTTTCGAAAGCGTGGGCGCGAGAAAGCGGTACGTGACGCGCAACCGGGCGACGCGCTCGTGTTTGTGTTCGGCGGGGCGCCATGTCATATTGGCATCCTCACGTGGAAAGAGGGCCAGTGGCATCTGGTTCACGCACACGCCCACCGGCGTAAGGTCGTAGAAGAGCCATTGTGGGCGGT